ATTCTAAAAACGACAAATAAGATGCCTCAAACATTTTTACACGGTACTGAAACAATTGAAGTACAAGACGGTTCAAGGCCCGTCCAAGAAGTGAAAACGGCAGTTGTTGGTCTGGTGGGCATTGCTCCCATTGGACCGAAAAACAAGTGCATGTTAATTAAAAATGACTTTGATGCGGCACAGTTCGGAAAAGAGTTACCAGGGTTTGACATTCCGCAAAGCTTAGCACACATTTTCGCTCAGGGTGCCGGCACCGTCATTGTGGTAAATGTGTTTGATGCAATCGCTCATACAACAGCCGTTGCAGACGAGCAGCAAACCGTTTTGAATGGCAAATTGAAACTGGCAAATGCTCCAATTGGTGCCGTGACTGTTAAAAAGCAAGACGGCAGCGCAAGCGGATACATTGCCGGCACGGATTACACCGTTGATGAATTTGGAAAGTTCACCGTGATTGCTGGCCGTATCCCGAACAATACCGTTTTGAAGTTTGACTATAAAAAGCTGACTGCAGCAGCAGTCACAACGGCTGAAATTATCGGTGCCGTGGATGGTGCCGGCAACAGAACAGGCATTAAAGCTTTTGACCTTGCTTTTAATTCTTTCGGGTTCCGTCCAAAGATTTTGATTGCTCCTGGCAGAAGTGCAACAAAGGCAATTGCAAGCGAATTGCAGAGTGCTTGCCTTCGACTGAGAGCAATTGCTTTCATTGATGGCACCTATGGAGCAGACGTAGCAACAACCATTGCAAACCGTGGTAATGCGGCAACGTCTTTCGGCACGTCTGATAAAAGATTGGTGCCCGTTTTCCCGTACCTCAAAGCGTATGACGTAAACAAAGACGATGGAAATCCGGACACCGACACCAACACCGATTTTCCTTTCTCCGCTTTTGCAGCCGGCGTGACTGCATTCACGGATAAGACTTTCGGCTATTGGTACAGCCCTTCCAACAAGGAAATTAAAGGCTGCACCGGCATTGAACGTCCGATTTCTGCAAACATTAATGACGGCAATTGTGACACCAATCTTTTGAACGGTGCCGGCATTATGACCGTCTTTAACACGTTTGGAACTGGATACCGTACATGGGGCAACCGCAATGCTTCTTATCCCACAAGTACCGATGCAGACAATTTTATTGCCCTGCTTCGCACGTTTGACGTGGTGCATGAGAGCTTAGAGCAAGCGGCTTTGCAATTCCAGGACAGGCCCGGCACTCAGGCGTTGATTGATGACATACGCAAAAGCGGAAACGATTTTGTAAAGGTGCTCATTGGACGGGGTGCCCTTACCGAAGGCTCAAAAGTGGTTTTTGATAAGGCCGACAATCCACCGGCTCAACTGGCAAACGGTCAATATGTTTTCCGTATTATCAAAATGGGTCCTACGCCGGCTGAAAGGATTACTTACAAATCAGTCATTGACACAAACCTTTTGAGCACGTTGGCTTAATCCATTCATCAAATTCTTAAACCCTATTAAAGCATAGCAAATGAACAATCTTGTAAATAAAGTGACGAATGCCAACATTTATTTGGATGGCATTAGTTACATGGGACGTGCTGAGGAAATAAGCCTTCCAGACGTTGCCCCGAAGATGGTTGACCACAAAGGTTTAGGCATGGTTGGCGAAAGCGAATTGCCGGCAGGACTTCAAAAAATGAGTGCTAAAATCAAGTGGAATGCCATTTACCCGGACGTGATGGCGAAAACGCATAACGTTTTCCAGGCATTGCGTTTACAAATCCGCACCAGCATTGAAACCTATGAAAACGGGTCACGGGTGGCTCAGGTCCCATGCGTGATTTTCTTAACTGCCATTCCCAAAAAAGCCGGTGGCTTAGTATTCAAACCACAAGACAACGTAGAGCGTGAAGATGAATTTAACGTTACTGCCTACGCAATGGAGATTAACGGTGAAGAAATTATTGACGTTGACGTGATGGCGAATATTTGGAGAGTGAACGGCGTGGACCAATTAGCTCAGTATCGAGCCAATTTAGGGTTATAAGTAAGTACCTCCTATGAAAACGTGCCCCGGGAGACCGGGGCTTTTCTAAACTTTTAAAAGCAACGTACCAAATGGAAACAGCAACTACAATTGTACTCAAAAAAATTGAAGCCTCAGACTTTAAAGAAGGCGAAAACGAATTGAAAAAAGACGGCAAAACCTATGTGCTTTTATCTGATGGCAGAATTGCCGAAGTAAGAGAGGGCAAAGGTAGTGACGTTGAAAAAGCGCAGATGGAAAGCGGCGGCAACCAAAGCAAGTACATGAGCGCAATGATGGCAGCAACGGTGAAAATTTCGGACCGTGCAACGAATATGTACGAATTGGCTGATTTGAACATGAAGGATTACATGCGTATCCAGGTAGTTTTTGCTGAGCTAAATTTTTAGTAAGTGCCGAAAGCATAACGTTTTTGGCACATTACACAAATACACCGTTGGACACGGTTTTGAGTTGGGGTATCCGGCGTATCAATTATTGGTTTGAACAATCCTATGCTTTGTATCAAAAGCTAAACCCTAAAGAAGAAAGCGAATGAGTTTAGAAACGTCCATGAAGATTGCAATTATCCTGCAAGCTTATGACAGAATGAGCAAGGTTGTAAACGATGCAACCAACAAAGCCCAGGATAAGCTAAAGAGCTTTGCAAGCAAGGCCGATGCCGTTAGCGACAAAGCTTTTGACACCGGCAAGAAATTGACGGCGGCAGGGTTGGCCGTTGGTGCTCCGCTTTATGAAGCCATCCAAAAGGCTCAAGAATTTGAAACCAAGATGATTGACATTCGGAAGCAGATGCAGTTTGACACCCCGCAAAATGTAGCGAACATGACCAAACAGGTTATGGAGTTAGGGCGGCAACTGCCAATTGCTACGGGTGAAATCCAGGATATGATTGCAAGCGGTCTGCGAATGGGCGTTGCAGAAGATAAGATTATTGGATTTACAAAGGACGTTACCAAAATGAGCGTTGCCTTTGATATGAGTGCCGAAACGGTTGCTGATAGCATGGGTAAAATTGCAAACGTCTTTAAGATACCGATTGACAAAATTGGAGATTTTGCCGATGCTATCAACTATTTAGACGATAACACAATGGCAAAGGGTCCTGAGCTTATCGGTGTGTTGCAACGGATTGGAGGTAGTGCCCGGAACTTGGACCCGAAACAAGCGGCTGCACTTGCCTCTACCCTACTTTCATTAGGTGAAAGTGAGGAAACGGCAGGAAGCGGTATTTCTGCAATGCTCAACCGATTTTCAGCAGCGACAAACCAAAGCAAGAAATTCCAAGAGCAGTTAGCCGAAATGGGAATGAGTGCTCAGGACCTACAAAACAAAATGAGCAACAAAAGCACGGCACAAGCGGCGATTTTGGACGTGTTCGACAGGATAAGCAAGCTCAAACCGGAAAAACAAACAGAAGCGTTGGTGAAGCTCTTTGGAAACGAGCACGGACCCAAATTGATAAAGCTTGCCAACAGCTTGCAGGAATACCGGCGGGAATTAGGGTTGGTGCAAGGGCAAGAAAAAGGCTCTATGGACAAAGAATATCAGAAGCGTTTGGAAAGTAGTGCTGCACGTTGGCAGATATTCAAGAACAAGATAAATGAGTTGTGGGTTAAGGTAGGCACAGCACTACTACCAACATTCATAAAGGTTGTTGAATGGTTAGGCCGGATAACTGAAAAGGTCGGAGCTTTCATTGAGAAACACCCGACATTGATTGCCAATTTAGGCAAGGCGGCTGCACTCTTTTCAGCCCTGGCGATTGCTGGCGGTTATCTTTCCTTTGTTGTTGGTGGAATGGCAAAGTTTTTCAGCCTTGCAGCAACGGCGGTGAGTTGGGCAATTAAAGCGTTCAACGTTTTGAGGACCGTTATTCAGGTCCTATCAATTGTCATCCGTGCTTTCCCGGTTGTTGGCTGGATTATGCTAATTGCTACGGGTGCCTTTTTAATCATTCGTTATTGGAAGCAGATTTCAGGGTTCTTTACCGGACTTTGGAAAAACATAAAGAAGCAGTTTGGCGGCTTTTGGGCTTTTGTATGGGCCGGCGTGAAAGTTTGGTTTTCGTGGATGATTATGCCGTTCAC